GCGTAATTGCCTTATGCTTCCCAGTATACATACTATCGGCTGGAAAGGGTGGCAACGACTAGCTTTTTAAGCAAAATTGTTCACTTTTTCTCACATTTCATCAGGTAATGCGCGTAAACGCCTATTGCGTAAAGGCTTACGCTTACGATTTTAATGTGGATAAGTTATATAATTCTAGTGATATGGGTGAATCATTCGTACATTCGGAAGATTTCGGTATGTGCGTCCCAGGTTTTCGACATGCGTGGAGACTTAGTTTCTCTGGATTCGCCAACGACAACAGCCTGCCCCCACTGGTGCTGGCGTTTACGTTCCATAAAATCACAATCCATTGTACGGAGACAACCGGCGTTAGCGTACCAGTACGGTAGCGGTATTGCCTGAGTCATCATCACCTGGGTAATATGCTTTGGTCGATGTGTGTGACCGCTGACAAACAATCCATAGGGCATACCTAGCAGCACGCTCTGGGCCTTGTCACTGTTCTGGCCTGCTTCGTAACCGTGCGCGAATGAAACGCTGCCAAGTCGGTATACGCCACGTTGCGAATATGTATATGGAAAGACGCGCCAGTTCTTTAATTCTGGCTCGTGCATTTCCGGTAGACATAATGAACGAAGTTGTGAATTGATGCGGCCAATAGCTCGTATGTTGTCATCATGGTTACCCTCCATCATTACCAACTTGGCCTTGCTACCGGCTGCCTTGCGTATGTTAGCCAATAGGGTATTGTGCCTCTGGTACTCGTCCTCGAGTGTCCATGTATGCTCTGAGGGCCATTTACTGGCTGACGCGGCTTCTCGTCCGTCCCCAAGATGAACGACCACATCGGGCTTGTGTTCTCGAATCTTACCCAGCATCCACTCGACGGCCTCACCATCTTCTAATGGACAATGGACACAACTAAAGGCTAGGAACTTTTTGGTATTTGCCATGTGATATTTTCCTTTTATGACCTGTATGGTAGCGTATTTTCCCCACCTTGTCAACAATCATCTTCTTCGCCCTCGGTTTCAGTCCCCGGTAACCGGCACTCGTCACACTGGCTGGCCTCGGTAACAACAGATGCACTGTCTTTTACAATTACATCATCGGGAATGATTAGCAGGCCAAAGCGATGGCCGGGCGTTTCCTTCTTTCGTTTTTTTTTAGCCATGGCCGTGACCTTGTTTATCGTGCTAGTCTTTCTTCCTTATGTCGGAGCTTATCTGGTCAACGGTTTTTCGTATGTATTCAACGTCCTTGATTAACCCGGTTACTTTGTCGTGGTCAGTTTGTAGCGTTTTCTCGATTGCTTGTATCCTGCGCATGGCATCCTCATGTCGTGCTGTCATCGTCGAGTACGATGCAATTACGCCAGCAGCAACTACCAAGGCAGGCAGGTAGTCCCGTACAAGTGATTTGAGATTGCTTTTTGTTTCGTTGCTCATTGTCGTTTCATCCTGATTATGTTGCTACGTTTTTGTGTGGCTTGCATACAAGGTTATAAATCGCATCCAAATCGTTCCCGCCAATGGTAACTTTAGTATCCCATTCTTCCGTCACGCTGGCATCTCCGGCATCTACGGAGATAAATATCACATGGGCATCATTGTCATCTGTATTTCGCTGGGCCAAGTAAATGCCACCATCAGCCGAGCCGAATCGCCCGTTCGGGTGTACGTCAATTCCAGTCGTTAGCGTTCCGCTCTGCGGATTCGTCGTGGCGTAGTTCCAATCGACCGTGGGCGGGCTTGCTGTATTATCGAACTGCTGAATGCCGGTAGCGGCATTGGATGAATGGACGTAGAACACGGAACCATCGCCACGAACGAAATACGATAAGGCACTGGCTACCGAATCGAAGTCCACTTGCCCCGTTAGCGTTTCATTGACGTTGGTCATATTCGTGGGCTGATTGACATCGCTCGAGCATACTATGATTCCCGAGTCAGTGCCGGATATAAAGTATTGCCGGTCATTGGCATTCAATAGTCGCGTGGCTTGGCTCACACCATCACTTCCCCTTAGTTTCTCAATTTGGGTTGTCGCCACTTGTTCGTTCATAACGAATACATCATCAGATACGCCAATGGTTAAGCACCACGGGATTCCTAGTGATGTATCGGTTTCCCAATCCAGTGCCAAATCGGAACCATACTTCCATACCTTTTCAACACTATTTTTAATTCCTGCGACGACGAACCCCCCGCCAGGATAACCTTCAATACCAGTTAGTTGGGTATCGTTATCACCATCATCAATATCAACTGTCGCCGTTGTAGTTCCTGTTTGCGCGTCAATCTGGCGAATCGTGCCACGGTTGGCCCCGCTGCCTGTTATGGCTGCCCATAGAACGGTACTGTCGTGATTCAGCGCAATACCTTGTGCAGATTCCGGCGATACACCAACAAGGCCGCCGCCAGTAACCTCATGCGACCATGTTAAATCACCAGTATCGGTGAGTCCAAATATCATTGTGGCGAATGTTACATTTGGCCGTCCCCAGCCCCAGACCGCTGACACGCCCATGCAGCCGCGAGCCTTCACCGCGCTACGCTGGAATGCTTTAACGTCGCCTCTACAAAATGCCGTCCGTCTTATTGTCATATTAATTTACGTCAATCGTTCGACCGTAACCACCGGCAAAGTCCTGCACGCCTGATGCGTGAACGATTGCTTGGCTGGACAATCTGCCATTCGGGTCGATGATTTGATAGCTACTATCAATGACGTTGAACGTGGTCACGGTTAACGCGCCCGTGGCTTCCGTCAAATCTAATGTTCCACCAAGGTTGAGCGTGGTAATTGTCTTAGCCCCGCCAACTACTTTAAGTGTGGCCCCGCTTTGAACGGTGTGCGTGGTTGTCGTGCCTGTGCTGCCTGCATAAAACGTGCCCGCCAATTGGTTGACTGTTGGTATCGTTCCCGTGCCAAACGTCCAGACGTTGCCTTGTCGCAGTTTTAGCACGCCGCCCGTATCAAGGCCGTTCCAGATTTTAACAGATGATGATTGTGTGTCACTGCCAACGATTGCGTTTTTAATCGTCACGCCAATGCCACAATTCACCGTACCGGCAAATGCGTTTAACGTAACCGTGGCCGTGTCATCAGGGTCGTTTGTACCGATGCCAACCAGTGCCGAGCCTAGTATGTTGACAACATTACTAGCATGTGTCCCTCGTATTCGTACGCTTTCACGGTTACTATCAGCCGGTGACAGGCTCGACTTGTAGACACTGCACGCGGTTTGTACACTGCCAAAGTCAATCAGTACACGGTCAGAGCCAGCCGATTGACCGGAGCCAAACGATTCGCCAATCGTGCAAAGCGTTGCATTAATAGCCAGTTCCGTTCCAACCAATGCAGTCACCGCGCCAATGCGGCCCGTGTAGCTATCGTAGATATGCAACTCGTCAACGGTGACCGCTGATTGAGCCAGCCCGGCCTCGATGTTATCTGTGTTGCTGTATAGATAAACTTCATCGCCATTGATAGGAACGCTGCCCGTATCCCAATTAGTCGCCACTGACCAATCGCCCGGAGTTGCGTCGCCTTGATAAACTGGTTTGCTCATAATTATCTACCTTTATTCTTTGGCCCATGCTCGGCCATCTGTGTTCATGTCGTGCCAGATTGCTGGGTCTTTCACATCGCCCGTGCCTGCTGTAAACCCCGGTGTAATGCCAACGAAGATAGCCAAAATCTCGTCACCACGGTAACCGTCAGTGACTCGCACATCGTAACTAGGTGTAATTTTCTGGGTTTCGACCGTGGTGGCATCGTCAGCCGTTCGCGTTACGTTGTCTGCGTTGTACGCAAATGTTATATCAGTTCCTTCAATCGCTATCGTTTGACCGTCAAACGGGGTCTTGCGTAATTTGTACGGCTTCATGATTCGCGTAGCCGGTGCGCCAGTTGCTTCACCTTGGATGAAGTCGCCGTCTGGCGTTACGTCAACAGGGTAACCTTCCAAGTAATCATCGAGAACGGCGGTAATGATAAAGCGTTGCGTGGCTAATACAGGTTGCTGGCTTACCGCTGACGCTTGGCCGCCACCACGAACGTCACTATTGTGCTTGTCAATGACCGCGTTCAGGCGAGCGGCTGTGATAACCTCGCCTACACCTTGCCTAGTTGTAACCTTACCTGAACTCATCGTATTTTAGGCAACTCCAAAGTATCGAAGTCAACGTGACCTTGAACACGAACGACCGTGTACCCGTTGTAAAAGTTCTGGTTTAATCCTTCTCGGTCAATCATTTTAATTCGTGGCGTTTTCTCGTTAGGTTTAAAATCTTCAGCATCCTTGGGCGGGTTGCCTGTTTCTTTTATCTTATACCAAGCGACATTATCCCAGCCATCAAGCTTGCTTTGCCATTCATAGGTCACCGAAAAGGGCAGTGCTAATTCTCCATCAAGTACGCTAAAGTTCACGCTCATGCGAGTCATCAGCCAAGCCCCTTTGTCTTTACCCCAGAACTTCTTTTTGTTTGTATGGCCGACGAACTCGTCACGTTTATCAATAACAAACTCGGGTTCTGTTTCAAAGCGAACCATTCTCAAAACATCTACAGGCTCTCGCTTGGACACTTCCCCGCCTTGACACACTGCAAAGCCTTTATCGGGTACGCACTGGTTAAAATTATCGCGTGAAATTGTCGCTCGTCTGCCAGTTTGTCCCGGCAGGTAGTGCGTCAAGATAGCCTTGCCGCTGTAATCTAATTGGGTTGTCACATCAATGACCGATGTGTCGTAGCTAATTTGTATTTCGTTTGTGTCTAAGCCGCCGCCGTCATCATCCTTACCAACTGCAACTTCGACCGTGGCCGTGGTATTACCTGACACGCTAACAACGCGCGGGTAGTCCATGACCTTTAACCCGTTCATGATAGGTGTGTTTTTGCTCGGTATACCCGGTGCTTGCGTGGCCTGATAAACCATCTGCTCCCAGGTTCCAGCCGTGATACCAGTGACAAGGTAGCGAATTGAGCCGCCACCGATGCCCATGCTTAGTGATTCTAAAATTGGTACGCTGGTTATCGCCATAATATTACCCCGCGACAGCAGCATTTGCGCCGCGCGTGTTTTCCGCAATCTTCATCAATAAACTGTTGGCCGTTGCTTGGCCGCGCATTGTTGGCGGTTTCTCTGTGACAATATCCAAAGGCCCGCCGCGACCAGATAACCGGCTCCTCGTTAGGCCGACACTTTCAAAGCCTGCTTCAGAACCGACAGTTGCTGTTGCCGCCTTCTTTATGGTCTTTACTTTGTTTATCTCGGCTACTTGCTGCTCAAATATCTTTGCGGCCAGTTGTTTAATTTCTTCTGGCTGGCCCTGCTTAAACTTGCCTCCGCCTATAACCAACTTGTCAACGCTTTTAATTGTTGCTTCCATAGTTTGCCGGGCTTGTTCTATGGCTCGGTCTTTTCCACTTAATGAACCTAACTTAGCTTGGCCTGATAGCCGGGCAATTAAATCAGCAGCCCCGCCTTTGGTTGCCGTGTCCTCGCGAGCCAACTTGGCCAAGGCTCCCTTTTTCAGTTTATCACTTGCCTCGGCTTTATCTGCCAGTGCTTTTTCGTGCTTAATAAATCCTGATTTGCGCTTATCTTGGTCGGCCTCCTTAACTTGGTCGAATACCTGCTGGAGTCGCATATCATTCAATTTCACCATCCTATCAGCTTGCCCTTTTTGTAACTTTCCTGATGATGATAACTCGGCAATTCTTCTAGCCGTGGCCTTGTGTTCTAAAATCGCCTGCTTTTCTTTTCTTCTCCCTGCGTCCTTGGTTCCCCCCATGTCAATCTTACCCTCGAGTTGTGCAATCAGGCTACCGGCTCCACGCTGGGCCTTGACGTTTTTTAAGTGCTGGGCCGATGCCTTGTTGGCTGCTTCTTGCGCCTCGGCTACGCCATACCATTCCATGGCTAAACCTTGCACGGCTGATGCAACTGGGCCAATACCGAACGGCATCTGCGCAAGTGCCTCATTAACGCCATCTATATCGCCCTTGAATGCTTTAGATATTGCCATCACTCCCTTCAACCCAGCTTCTAGCGCACCCATGGCCGCCAAGCCTTTAGCCATGCCCGCGCCAAACTTGACATTCTTTTCAATGCTGCGCTGCATCTTCTGGGCCGACTTCTGAACTTGCTGTTCAGCCTTATTCAGGCCCGATTGCAAGCCTTGGTTGTCAGCTTCAATCTTTACATTTAATTTACCAACGGTGTTCGACATTTACCTACCAATGCTCGGGTGTTGAATGAATCATATTTTCCATGCCGCGATTGGCTTGCATGGCCGCTTCCACCTTGGCCCGATGGTTGCCACTGTCTTCGTAACTTGCCAGCTTTGTAATACTACCCAGCAAGGTCAGGCATTGATGGATGGTTAGTGACATCGGGTCAACGCTGAATCGTTCTCGAAGTTTCGCGTCGATTAGTCTCCACTCGCTCGGGCCAAAGGGTCGGCACTCGCTTCTTCATCTTCATTAACTTCTTCTGTGTCGGCCTCGCCGTAGCAACGATTGACAAGACGAGCGACTAAATCTTCTAACTCGGTCATTGGAACCTTGCGTTCAACGTCACCCTCGCTACATCGGCCAGACACGGCCAAGGCAGGTACGCACCCGTTGACCGAGTTGCACCAGAGTAAAACAGCACTGACCGATAGCGTCAGCCTGACCCGCTCTGAGCAGTCAATCTTGGCCGTTAAGTCGGCCAGTTCTTTCCTTGTCCATGGATGCCAAGTGTGACCGTGTAGTTCAATTGGGCTGGCCGCGTCTAATGCGTCTGACATAGTTTAATTTTCCTTTTTTGAGTTACGCGGTTTCGTCCCAAGTCTGGGTGATTGGGCCGCTGAATTGTAGGTCACCTGTGATTTCCAGTTTACCAGCAACGTCACGGGTGAACGACAGGCCCGTGATGATGGCCGTGCCTGCCAACGTGCAACCAGTAGTGGCTGTAAGCGTTACCGTGGCTTTAGTGCTTGCCAAGTCGCCCGTGGCTAAGACGCCGCCATCTACTAGAGCCGCTGGAATGGGTGCTGTACTGGTCGCGTCAAACTGACCATGACCGCCGAACGCGCCTGTCATACTGGTGATAGTTGGTTCAAACTCGCGGAACCCGCTACTGTCGAACGTGGTAGAGTCTACCGTTTCGACCGTATAGTTGGCTGACCAGTTGTTCACTAAGATGTTGTATCCTGAAGGCAAGGTGATGCCCCCGTCGATGCCTGCGATGTTAGCCATATTAAGGCTCCTTTGTTAGTCCGACTTTGCGTCGATTTGAAAACTGCTTGTTATTTGAAACCGTTTATCAATGATTTGTATATCTGCCGCTCTATCTGTTACCCACCAAGTACCAGCCGCGTGGCCGGTTATCGTTATCGCATCCCCGTCAAAGGCTAGTAGCTTTTTATGTATCGCCAGAACAGCCGCTTCACTTACGCCCTTAAGTCCGTGAATGGTTACGTCTACCTCGGCATTAATATCAGCATTGCCGAATATCCGTTCAGGCAGGTCTGTTACTAGGCTGATTACTGCCAAGGGTTCTACCGCATCATCGGGCGCAAGGTGACGGTAGATGCGCCCGCCTAGGTCATCGTAAAACGTGCCAGCCGTCTGAACGGCAGCCAGCTTGTCATAAACTCCATCAAGTAATGCGTCAACATCGTGAGCCATCTACTTGACCCCTTTGAACTTTTTCATCTCTTTACTTAGGCACTGCATGTACAGGCCGATTAGCTTATTGCCTTGTTTCTTCAGCGTGGGTCGCCAGTGTGGCCGGGCCTGCATATGTCGCGTGCCAAACTCGAGGTATGGGCCATATTTGACATTACTGCCAACAAGAACGAACGGTCGCGGCCTGCTTGCCGACGTTGCATCCATTTGAATGGAACGACGGTAATGTCCAGTATCTACGGCTGGCGGGTTACCTGGTGAACTTGGTGTATGATTCTTTCTCGTGCCTGAACCAACAGAGCCACCTTTGCCTGTAACTGTCGCTTTCATAAACGCAACCAAGGCCAGACCGGTTTTAGTCAGGCACTTCCCATTTATCGCCTGCATGTGCTTGACGAACTCGTCGCCATGCCATTCAACTTTAACCTTGCCAGCCATTATGCGGCCTCCGTTTTTACTTCTCGGCAAAGTAACACGCGGATGATGTTACGCTGCGAACTGTCACGGGCCTCGGTCACTTCCATCGTTCTAGTTGCACTGTCTAAGTCAGAGTAAATTATCTGGTCGTTCTCAACAATGTCAACGCCTGATTCAACGCTGATTCTCCAAGCCTTGAGGCCGCGTTCTGCGCCGTACATATTCGCCATTTCACTCGTTGACAGTTGATGAACGTGACACTTGACCGCCGACAGATGCGCAGAATAAGCGTAGCTGGTACTGCCCTTTGTCGTGGTCGGGCTTGGTCGCTTGACTGTTAGCGTTTGATTGAGCATATGCTGGATATTCAACAGGACACTCCTACAACATATTGCCGGTAGGGTAACAACGCCGCTTCCTCGTCAAGGTTTAACTGTGTGCCACTCGCTAATGAATAACTGTAGTCGGGTATGCTTTCCGATTGTAGAGCCGCGTTCACGCCAATGCTATTGAACATGCGAGACACAAGGCCCGCGCAAACTGCACTGATGTCATCGGGTATGCTTTCATAGCCACCGCGATAACGTACCTGCCTCTTGGCAAATGACCTGAATGTAATCAGGCCCAATCGGGAACTGACCCGATAGTTATTATCAAAGTCATTGACATTCTCAAGCGTGGCCGTCTGGTTCTTCGCATCGAAGCCAGTGATTGGATAAAGCGTGTCGGCCCGTGTATCAGTTGTCGCGGTCTGCGTGGCCGTCCACCCGCTGATTGTGTTTATCTGGGTTACGATTGTTGAGATTGTAGGATACGTTGCGTGGTCAATGTCAGTGCCTGTAGACGTTCCCGCCGCAGATAGGCTGTAGAGCCTGACGTTTCCGTTCTGGCCCTCTTCGTCATACTCGACACTGATACGGGCCTCGATGTCGGAGCCGCTGTAGTCAACGTCTATGGCATTGTTACGGCTGAACCTGACAGACTCCGTTCTAATGATTGGAAAGTTACGAACCTGAACCTGCTCGCCACCTTCGCTGGTCAGCCATTCATTGTAATTGGCTGCGGCAAATCGCCTGCCCAAGATACGTTCAATCTTGTCGCTGGCCTGATTTATGAACTCGGTCAGCACGGTATCATGTGTTGATGCTGTGATTCCAAGTCTACGTTTAACCGTGTTCAGTGTAGTTAAGGCTCGACTGTCTAATGCTACCGATGACGATGCCGCTAACTCGGCCCCGTTCCAGTTCGTGTCAACAGTCAATAACAACGTATCGGTAATAGCCGGGCTGCCGCCGAGTTGGCTATAGTATAGTATTAAGACACTTGTGTTCGATGAAATTGCACTGGGAAAGTCGCCTTGATACAGGTCACCTGACTTAGCAGATAATGCCGTGTCATAGTCGCCAATCGAGCCATCTGACCACGTTGCCCAGGTACTGTTGGTAACGTCCCAGACCTTACTGTCAGACTTGCGACGGACGACAACGTAAACCGTTAATGCGTCCCCGGCCCCTGTGATGACAAGTTCATTACTCATTTACTGGCCTTACGTCTTGTGGTCTTCTTTTTAATCGACTTGTTGCGGGCTGGTTCTTCAATCGCCTTGACCTCGACAACATCGTGAGCCACGCCGTTCCGCTTCCACTTGTTAGCTTCGTCGTCAGGCAGGTCGTACGTCACGCCTTCTTCATAGGTAACTGTTTTTGTGATTCGGGTACTGGTGAATGTAATTTTCATAATAGGGGGCGCGGTAATTAAACCCCGCCCGCCGTTTAGTTTTTGAACCACTGCGGGTTTATGCGATTGCGTCCGACGATAATGCGCCACTTACTTGACGCGCACCGCTGAGGACGTAAGTCACAACTGATTCATCGGTTGCTGTTACATGACCAAGGCTGACACTGATGCCCAGCATTGTAGGATTAGCATCAAACACTTCTTGGCCGACTTCGATGTGAACGTAATCACCAACTGCGTCAACCGTTGAAAGCGTTAGACTATCGGCCTTGTCGATTAACTCGACATCTGTGCCACTGCCATCTGCCAGCGTGTTACCGATAATGGTCAGCGCGTCCAAGCCACCTGTACCGACTGAACGAAATACAGTAGCGTGAAACTTGCTGAAGTTCTCGGTAGCCACCCAGCCTACGTCGGCTGGGCCTTCTGCGTCTAGTTCGTACATGGTAATTGCACATTCTTCAGATACTTTTCTGTTAGCACTCATTTGAGTTGCTCCTTTGTTTAATGGTTAAGGTTTACCCGCGAACTGCGGCAACTACGAATGGGCTGTATGTCGCTGAACCGTTCAACGCACTAACTGTTGCAGGCCACCAAGGTTGACCGCCGACACGAAGGCAGAACTTGAATGCTTGCATGTCATAGTCGAAGTACAGGTGACCAGATTGTGCGGCTTGAATGCCACCGGCCTTGGTCAAGGTCATATACTCGCTTAGGTCAGCAAGGATAACGTCACCAACGGAACCAAGTGTTGAACAAGCTTGATGTGGAATCACTGGGCGACCATAGAGCGTACCAAATGGTGCATCAGCGAAACCGTTAGCTGGTGTGTAAACTGCAATACCACCGCTTGTGTCTACCGTGCCGGTCAGGTCTTTGCCTGGGTACGACATAGTGTGCAACTGTGGGATTACGTCTTGATTGACGAGCCAGACCGAGTTACCGGCATGAGGCCCGTATAGTCGTGACCACATGTCAACGACATTCTGAGCGACGAACGAAGTAGCATCTTGTGATGCAACTTTTGCAACTGATACTGTGCAAGGTGCGTTAACGATGCCAAGCATCTGACCGCCACCAGTACCGTTGATGATTTGCCGCGAAACTTCAAAGTCAATCTTGCGGCCAACTTTACGAGCCAGATACGTTCCAAGAAAACCAGTGTCTTCAAGCAACTCATCAGTCACTGGAACGAGGCTGGTAATCTTGTTCAAGCGAACAACCTGTTCATCCAAGTCAATTTTAGACTGTGCGAGTTGCTGGCCTTCGCCCTTGTTCGCAGCTTGAACACCGTTGGTAGTATCCCAATCTGTGTTATTGTCAACAGGGATGGTTTTTGTGTTCGTTGCCGATGTGTGGTTGTCAGTACGAGCCAACAGCGAATCTTCTGCCGCTGTATTTTCGCGTACTGCTTCCATGAAGTCAGGGGGAACGGCAAAGCCACCGTCAGCACCGACTGCTTCACTGGAATATGTCGTTGGAGCCTTGACCAACAAACGCTTGTCAATCTTGAAGCCACCGCCGCCGCCTGCTGAACCAGCTTTAACTGCCTTGGCAAACTCGCCAAAGGTATTGAAGCCAGCCTTCGGGTCGTCGTCGCTGCGTTGGTGTACCGAGCCAATTCTCAGTCGTGACTCTTTATCGAACGCCTTACCCATGCCCTTGATGACCATGCCGGTAATGCGCTTGACTGTTTCGTCTTCGTCTTCTTCTTCTGCCGCCTTTACTTCTTCTTCGTTTTCTTCGTCTTCCGCTTTCTCGCCGCCGTTGCTTGACAAGTTAATGGTTTGAATGTCAATGGGATTGCCTTCAGCATCAACGATGTCTTGCCCGTCAATGCTCGCAATGGCCTTGGCTTGCTTAAAGCCTAGTTCAGCCACAAGTGCTTGAAATTGCTTAATGTTCATAATCGAACTCCAGATTATAGTACGCCTTGAATCGGCGCACCGTTAACAGATTGAATAACCCGTCTGTTCATCTGGCTCGGTCTAACTTGTGATTCATCCAGCTTAGATACCGGCTCGAACGCAAATTGAAACTCATCCAGCCCGACTGACTTATATGGGACTAGCCTACATTGTAGCGAATAGAATAACCCATGTCAAGGGGTAAATAAATTATAATGGAGCCGGGCGGTACTGCCCCGCCGTGCTTGCTGGCCTCTTGACAGGTCACGGTCTTTACACTGTC